CCCGCAACTCACCCTCTATTGTCGATTACCTTGTTCCTACTGCGGTATCTAAAGACAAGAATGACGCAGTTATAAACGAGCTTTCTAGGCTCCAACACGGCTTCCGTAACCCCAGCACAAAACTTAACGGGCTTGAACTGCTAGACTATTCTATGGAGAACGGACAGACCGCTTATGACCGCTACATGGAACTTACTGGTCAAGTAAAACTAGCTGGTAAGACGCTACGCCAAAGCCTAGACAAACTAATCAAAAGCAACCAGTACCAAAGGTTGCCAGAAGATCGGCTTTATTCAGTTGACGATTCTCCTAGAATTTCTGAAATTAAGAAAATAGTGAACAAGTACCGCCAACAGGCGAGGCTTCAGCTACAGCGTGAGCTTCCCAAGGTTAGACAGCAACTCCGAGTTGTTGAACAGATTAAGGAAGGAAGAAGGTCTGGTAGAAGTGTTGAAGGCTTGATTGAGTCCTTACAAGGAGTTTAAGCCGTGCCTAACACCTACGTTTCTTTTACAGCTAACTCGACAAATGACACAGACCTTACCGAGTACACAATCCCATTTAAATTCTTAAATGCTGAAGATGTAAAAGTAAGGTCGATAAATACAGCTAATGAAGCTGTTTTACAATGGATTTATGTACCGATAGCAACTTGGAATACTAATTTAGTAAATGGAGAAACAAGTTACCCTTTTGGGTATTATTCGATTGTTTTTGAAAATGGTGTAAACAAAATTAAATTTTCACCAGTTAGACCTTTAAATGTAATTACTGGAACAGGTTTTCAAGAATTTAGTATTACAATTTATAGAAGAACAGCAACTACCAATAGCACTTATTTTTCTAATGGTAGTCCAATTCAAGCTTCTGATTTAAATGCTATTCTTTTACAAAGTCTATATAATTCAGAAGAAGCTCTTGAAGGAATTGATTCAGTAAACACTATTGATTTAGCTTCAAAACTTAATTTAAAGGTAGATAAAACTGGTGATACTTTAACTGGCACTTTAAATTTTTCTAATGTAGGTGAATTACTTCAAGTTAGTAGGCTTCAAGTTAAAACATCTGGAGACGGAGTTGCCACACCTAGAGTATTTCTTCAAGGTGGCACTATTCAAAATGTTCCTACACCTGCTCTTGCTTCTGATGCCGTTAATAAGGCTTATGTAGATGGATTGACATTAAATGGTGGAAGCCAACCTGTAATAGCTGATGATTCAATTACAGAAACGCTTTTAAGAAAAGTAGCTGGAGAAGAAGCTGTAAGTACATCAACTATTAGGTTTGGTGCTGTAACAAATCAAAAAATAAACACAGGAGCAGTAACAAGTGACAAATTAGGTAGTAATTCTGTAATAGGAATAAAAATAGCTACAGGAGCAGTAACTTCAGCAAAATTAGGTGCTAGTGCTGTTACTACTGCTGCTATAAATGATGGTGCAGTAATAGAAGCTAAAATAGCTACAGGAGCAGTTACAAATACTAAGCTAGGTACTAGTGCTGTTACAGCAGATAAAATTTTAGATGGAACAATTACTTCAGCTAAATTAGCCAATCAAACTTTAGATGGCACTACTCTTATTCTTGATAATAGTATTCCATCTTCTAAGCTTAAAAATTCTGGTATTACTTATGGTGCGGGTAGTTTAGATTTTGCCCAGATGACAATAAATTGCCCAACAGCTACAACAATAAACGCCCCTAATGCAACAATTAACACTAATAATTTATATAAGAAGCAAACTTTAACTCTTAATGAATCTAATGAAGTAAACGCAGGTACTCTAACTCTTGCTTCTGGTTCAGTAAAAAGTGACCCAAATACAACTATCTTACCATCCACGTTAAATCAATTTACTGGCACTATTCCAGAATTAACTTTTTTTACTACGGGTGTTACTGACGGACATTATTTTTATAAAATTCAAGCTAAAAATCCCAATTTACTTGGGAATAAATTTGGAAGAACATTAATGAAATGGCAAGGAAGGCAAGGTGGTCAATACGGAAGTAATTTTAATACTAATAAGTTTCCTACATTTTTTTACAAACAAATTGCTAATATACCATTTAATTATGTTGTTTATAATGAAAATCCAGAAATTAGTTTAGTCGGAACGCCTTATATTCCTTTAACTACGTCTGGAGAAATTGTATTTAATAATTCTGCGGGGAATGAAAAAAAATATCTAATAACATTAACTGGATTTGCTACTACCACTAGAAATGGTGCAACTTTGTATATTAAGCCTATTTCAGATTCTTATATTTTTCAAGGAAGTCCTTACACGGCCCCAAAATCAGTAATATCAGTCATTTTTACAAACGTTTATACTGATACTCCAGACTATTATTCTTATAGAACTTTTAGTGCAACAACAATTTTTACTATTCCCGGAGCTACTACTTTAAGTTTCCCTGTTCAATATTATTACTTTGACGTGGCGAACCAAGCTCCTTCAACTAACATACCTTGTGGTTTTGGATACGGAACGGAGTCGGGAGCGGGAATTTCTTCTACTCAAGTTCCTCCTGCTTGGACAGGTAATCTAGGAAGTGGACACCCTAATACATGGAATGAATCAATAGTAGACCTTTTAATAGAACGAATACAATGAGCGAAGAACTGCATCGTGATATAGGAAGAATAGAAGGCAAAATTGATGCTATTTTAGCTAATCAAGACGAGTTTAAGTACACTTTTGAAAAGCACGACACTCGTTTACATAAGCTAGAAGGCTCTCAAATGAAAGCTATGGGTGCATTTGGAGTGCTGGTATTTGGGTTGAACTGGGCATGGGATTATTTTAAAAGCAAACTATGAGTGACGAAGTTTCAAAGATTATGGAGGAGCTTCACGTTGAGCTTGCCAATGAGTTTCTACGAAGGGTTAAGATGGGTGATGCAACTCCAGCCGACCTTAACGGAGCTAGGCAGTTCTTACGGGATAACGGAATTGATGCAGTTGCCTTGCGAGGCTCTCCTCTTCAGAAACTAGCTATGGTATTGCCTTTTGAGGAGCAACAGCTAATAGAGGCTCCAGCCAAGACTTTCAGCTTGCCAGCACCCGACCAAGTAGATAAGGCTGTTGGATTATGAAAGCACGGGATTACAAGAAAGAATACAGGGAGTACCACGGAAATTCCTTGCAAATTAAGCACCGGGCTAAACGCAACTCTGCCCGCAGGTTAATGATTCGTAAGCATGGTAAATCAAAGCTTAAAGGCAAGGACGTAGACCATAAAGACGGCAACCCCATGAACAACTCCCACGGCAATTTACGAATTACTTCTATAAAGTACAACAGAGCCAAACACTAGGCTCAATAAAACACAAGGCGGTTCATGCAACTAGACCCTAGATTAAAGGACTTTCGTAATTTTTTATACATGGCTTGGGGGCATTTAGGTCTCCCTACACCTACAAAGGTTCAGTACCAGATTGCTGAGTACCTTCAGCACGGGCCAAAGCGGTGCGTCATCCAAGCCTTCCGAGGATGCGGTAAAAGCTATGTCTCCGCTGGGTATGTGCTATGGAGGCTTCTTCTTGACCCCAAGCTGAACTTCTTGGTTATCTCAGCCAGCAAAAGTCGTTCTGACGATTTCTCAACTTTCTGCTTGCGTCTCTTAAGCGAGATGCCCCTGCTCGAACACCTTAAGCCTACCGAGGAACAGCGGTGCTCCAAGGTTGCCTTTGACATCAATGGTGCTCCAGCTTCACAAGCTCCTAGCGTAAAGAGCATCGGGATTACAGGACAGATTACAGGTAGCCGAGCTGATGTGATTATTGCTGATGACGTAGAGGTTCTTAACAACTCTGCTACTGAGGGAATGCGTCACAAGCTGTCGGAAACAATCAAGGAGTTTGATGCGGTTATCAAGCCTCTGGAGACCAGCAAGGTGATCTACTTGGGAACCCCGCAGAGCTACAATAGTATTTACAAGATGCTTCCAGAGCGAGGCTTTAAGACTTGTGTATGGCCTAGCAGATTCCCTTCAGAAACAGAACGCATCGCTTATGGTGACTCGTTCTCTGTCGATCTGCGTGACGAACTTCATAACGACCCCACACTATTAGGTAAACCCACAGACCCCCAGCGGTTTAGTGAGGCCGACCTTATGGAGCGTGAGGCCAGCTATGGTCGCTCTGGGTTTGCGTTGCAGTTCCAGCTAAACACCAGCCTCTCCGACCAGAATAGGTATCCCCTCAAGCTGTCTGACTTGATTGTAATGACCCTTAACCCCGATATGGGGCCACA